AGCCCAGCGCTGCATGGTTGACCGACAACGGCTACCTCGCCAATTCTCGTGTCCTGGCACCACCGGGATTCAATACCACTGGCCTGCGCAAGCGCATGGGTGACTTTGACACCAAGGAGGCCGAGCAGCGTGTCGGCACCATCATGGGCGACTGCTGCAGCCATTACCGCAAGCACCTGGCAGGCCAGACCGCGATCGCATTCTGCTGCAGCGTGGCACATGCCGAGGCGGTGGCTGCCCTGTTTATGAGCCAGGGGATCGCAGCCGCCAGCATTGACGGCACCATGACCACCGACCAGCGCAGGGACCTACTGCAGGCACTCGGAACCGGTCGCATCAAGGTGCTTACATCGTGCTCACTTATTGGTGAAGGCGTGGACGTGCCAAGCGTCGGCGGCTGCATTCTGCTCAGGCCAACGCAATCAGTCGGCCTGCACCTGCAGATGATCGGCCGGTGCCTGAGGCCATCCGCAGGCAAGACCGCCGTCGTGCTGGACCACGTCGGCAATACGCTGCGGCTGGGGCACCATCTCGAAGACCGCGACTGGACGCTGGACGGTGCCAAAAAACGCGACCGCGAGCAGGCGCCATCGGTCAAGGTATGCCCGGTGTGCTTTGCCACCAGCATGAGCGCCACGCAGGTCTGCCCTGACTGCGGGCATGTGTTCGCGCCGCAAGAGACCAGGGAGCTAAAGGTGGTTGAGGGTGAGTTGCAGGAGTTGACCACCCGGGTGCGCAAACGCGAGCAGGGCACCGCGCAATCCCTCGACGACCTCCGCAAGCTGGCGCAGCAACGCGGCTACAAGCGCGGATGGGCAGAGCGCGTCTACCAGGCTAGGTTGGCCAAGCGGCATGGCATGGTTTGAGCGAGCAGCGCATCCAGCAGGAGATCCGGCTAGCCATCAGCCACGGCGATATCAAAGTTTTCCGCAATAACACCGGCACGCTTAAGGATGCCAATGGCCGTCCGGTGCAGTTCGGCCTGTGCAAGGGCAGTGCTGACCTGATCGGCTGGCGGACGGTCACGGTGACGCCTGACATGGTCGGCACCCAGGTGGCTGTGTTCCTTAGCATCGAGGTCAAGACCCCAACCGGCAGGCTCAGGCCAGAACAGCAGCAGTGGCTCGATGCAGTGCAGGCAGCCGGCGGCATCGCTGGTGTGGCTAGGTCCGTCGAGGATGCGTTACGGATTACGACGGCAGACGGTTGACGAGGGCGGCGCAAGGTGTAGGATACGGGGACAGGAGGCGAGAGCTTCCACCCCAACCCGAGAACCATGACCCGCACATCCATCACCGCCAACATGACCGCCGCTGAGCTGGCTGCATGGAAGGCCAGCAACCGCAATCAATCTCACTGCGGCACGGTCATCATTCAAATTGCCAAACCTGCACGCAAGTCACAGCGTCAAGAGTGGCAAGAGTTCCGCAACGAGACTCTGGGCATGATTGAAGCCGCCAAGCGCGAGCGTCACTTCCACATCTTGCCGCAGCTCTTCCAACGCCTTAACACTGCCAATCAAATGCTGGCCAACGCTTGCATCGCCTGACCATCACGCGGCCTGCCGGAGCCGCACCCAATCCGGCGTTTACCCCACACCGAGAACCATGACGACCACCACTATTGCGCTGCTGCTGGCGGTGCTGATCCTGCCCATCCTGATCCTGCTGTGGGCCACCGAGAGCACCGAGCAACGCGCCAAGCGGCTGCGTGGCTACGGCTGGTCGCAGCGGCGCATTGCCGAGCATATGCACATCACCCGTTACCGCGTCCGTTTAGCACTGGCCCAACCATGACATCAGACGATTTCTGGACATTCCAGACCGCCAAGCAGCACGGCGGCGGGTTCATCTCGCGCCTTGCTGATGCAGGGCTGGTTGCTGACCCCAGCAACCGACAGATCCTGCTGCAGGCGTTCCCGCAACTACAGCACTGCTTTGGACCCCAAACCTTTATCCACCGCCAACTGAGGCAGAAATGATCAGCAACGAGCAGTACCATGCCGATTCAGCGGTCAGCGCCAGTCACCTCAAGGCGGTAATGCAGTCGCCTTACCACTACTGGAGCCGGTACGTTGACCCCAACCGCAAGCCGGTTGAACCGACTGCTGCGATGAAGCTGGGCAGCCTTGCCCATTGCGCCATTCTTGAACCAGACGAGCTGCTGCAGCGCTACGGCATCTGCGCACCACGCAACACCAAAGCCGGCAAGGAGCAAGCCGCGGCCATGGAGGCCGAGGGCATTGAGGTGGTCACCAGCAACGACATGGCACTGGCCATGGGCATGAGCGCTGCAGTCCGTAATCACCGTGCAGCGGCTGCATTGCTGAAGCAAGGCAAGGCCGAGCAGTCCTTCTGGTGGGATGACCTGCCCACCGGGATGCGCTGCAAGTGCCGTCCTGATTGGTACTACGGCAGCACTGTGGTGGACATCAAGACCACTACCGACGCGAGCCCACAGGCGTTCGCCCGCAGCGTGGCGACTTTCGGCTACCACGTCCAAGCGGCGCATTACCTTGCTGGCTTGCACGGCGCTGAGCGTTTTGTGTTCGTGGCAGTCGAGAAAACCCACCCCCACGCCGTCGGCGTGTACGAGCTGGACGCCGATGCGCTTGCATTAGGGCGGACCACGCGGGATAATGCGTTGGACGTGATCGCCGGTTGCCATGCCGCCAATGTGTGGCCTGGCTATAGCGACACGTTCATTCATACCATCAGCCTGCCTAAGTGGGCGACAAATCCCATCCAAACTGAGATCTTCTGATGACCAGCGTTTCAATCACCACCTGGACCCCTGACCAAGTCCAACTGATCAGCAGCACCATTGCACCGGGCTGCACCAATGATGAGTTGCGGCTATTTGCCTATGCCTGCCAACGCACTGGACTAGATCCGTTCAGCAAGCAGATCTACGCCATCAAGCGTGGCGGCAAGATGACCATCCAAGCCGGCATTGATGGCCTCCGTGCCATTGCCGAGCGCACTGGTCAGCTTGACGGCAGCCAGACCGAGTGGTGTGGCGAAGAAGGCGACTGGCGTGATGTGTGGCTTGCATCCAAGCCACCGGCTGCAGCCAAGACCACCATCTGGCGCAAAGGCAGCCAGCACCCGTTTGTTGGCGTTGCCCGCTTTGCCGACTACAACGCCGGCCAAGGGCTGTGGTCCAAGATGCCCGCCGCGATGATCGCTAAATGCTCTGAGGCACTGGCGCTGCGTAAGGCGTTTCCTGCCGACATGTCCGGCGTTTACACCACCGACGAGATGGACCAAGCGACGGAGCCCGTAACGGTCACCACTGAGGCCGCGCCGGCACTACCTGCTGTCAAGGCCAAGGACACCAGCAAGACCTTTACCGCTGGTGCTGCCGCCATCGCCAAAGCCAAGAGCCTGCAGGATCTCGAGAGCCTGCAACCGCGCATGGCAAAGCGGCTAGAAGATGGCGACCTGACGCAAGAGCAACACGACAAGCTGTTGCAGCAGATGCTTGAGAAGGAGGCTGATCTTGTATCTGACGACTGAACAGCTAGCAGCACGCTGGGGCTTGAAGCCAAGCACCATCAAATCCCAGCGGTTGCGTAACCAGGGACCGTCTTACTACACGGTCCCCCGGTTCGGCTTGCCCTTAGGTGAGTCGCGGGTCAGGTATCCCATAGCGGATGTACTGGCCTTTGAAGAATCCAATTCCATTACCCCCATCAACCCATGAGCCTTTATGCTTCCGGCGTCATTCGTATTATTAGCGAACCGCAGATTAAGTTTTTTGATTCTGGCACTTGTGTTTGCAACTTCGGTGGTGGCATCAGCGAAGGCAAAGACAAAGATGGTAATTACATCAATAATGCCATTGATGTAGAAGTCTGGGGTAAAGGCGGCGAGATGATTTCCGACAACTGCAAAAAAGGCGACAGCATTATGGTGACAGGTGCCATCCGCCGCCAAGACTGGACCGATAAAGAGTCCGGCGCTAAGCGCAGCAAGCATGTGCTGAACGTGCAACGGTTCGAGTATCTGCCACGCACCAAGACTGAGGAGGCTGCATTTTGATTGAAGCTCGATTCGTTGACTTGGCTTACGCCATTGATTTAATTCGAGAGGCTATTGATGAAAACTTTGGCGAAGGATACGCAGAAGCACATCCAGAATTAATTGCAGCCCAAATACAGGGCGCTGCAATCCATAAACTAGCTGATTCAATTAGTGAGCTTAAACAATGAACGAAACCGCCATCAAAGCAGCATTTGATGCGTGGTGGTGTGACAGCTATGGGGTGCCTCCGGGCACCCATGCCGTCATGACCCACGTTGCCTTCGCTGAACACATCCTCAAGCTGGTCGAGCTGATACAGCAGGAGGCCGAGCGATGACCCATCCCATCACCCCACCGCCGGAGTTGGTGCAGCAATGGGCAACTGTTAACGGCACGCATTACGAAGATCTAGCTACTTTGTGCCGGCAAGTTGCTATCCAAGCCGCCCAATGGGGCGCCGACCAGGAACTAGAGGCGTGCTGTCGGTGGCTTCCAAAGATGCCACCATGGAGCGCAAACGACCTGCGCAAGCATCGCCGCCCCAAGCCGCCGAGCCTGAAGGAGCAGGCGTTGCTTCAGCTCGATACGCTTAACGCCGATCTAGGGCTTGAGGGTAAAGGTGTGGATCTCTCTCAAATCCGCCGCGCACTGGAGGCGTTACCTGAATGACTAAACTATCACCACAATCGCAGGCGGTGAAAGATGCCGTGATTGCTCTGTACAGCGATCAGCAACAGATCCGGGACTGGGGTTGGCGACTCGATGCCCCTACTGTCGCCGCCGCCCTGCGAGCTGCTGCGGATCAGGTGGTGCCGGAAACCACAACACCATGGAACTCCACTTTGACTCCAATGATTTCAGCAGGAGAAGTACGCGCTAAGTTCCTCGCCATCGCCGCCGAGCTGGAGGGCCAATGAAACTCGAAATCAAGCTCACCGACGAGCGCTACCGCCAAGAATCCATTGACGAACCTGGCGAGATGACCACCACCTGGGAGGCCGACATGGACGACTGCTCAGTTCATGCTTGGTTCAAGGTCTTTGAGAGCGTCCTTGGAGCCGCTGGCATGACCGAAAAGCTGATCATGCGGGGCGCCTGTCAGCTTGCCTTCAATGAATACCGCGCAATCGAGGACATGGTGAAGCTAAGCAAGGACTACGACCTGGACTTTGCCGCCGAGCTGGAGGCCGACAATGACTGACCTGGTCAACCACCCACCGCACTACACACAAGGCGGCATTGAGTGCATCGAGGCTATCCAGGCAGCACTGACCCCGGAAGAGTTCCGGGGTTACTGCAAAGGTAATGTGCTCAAATACGTCTGGCGTGAAAAGCACAAACAGGGAACCGAATCACTACGCAAAGCCAACTGGTACATGCAATGGCTGATAAGCTAAACGATCGCAAGCCTGACGGCAAGGGTCGTAACTTCACGGTCAACATCCGCATGAGCCGTGAAGAGATCGAAGCAGCTCGCAAATTAGGCGACGGCAACATTAGTATGGGCTTCCGTCATGCCATACGGTACGCCTGTTGGAAGGACATGAAACCAGTCAAGCTCAGTACCATGCTGCGCAGTGCAGCCGTCATGGCACAAAACCTAGAAGATGCCCGCCGTTCAAACACCGTGCCCGAAATGTAACAGCTACTGCACCTATGTGGTCCTGACAAAACAAAACGACGGCATAATTTACCGCCGTCGCAAATGTAAACCCTGCGGTCATCGCTGGTACACGTTTCAGCCTCAAGAGCAATTTTTACCCAATCACCTCATCACCTGGACCCATGATTCTGTGCGACACCGAGATCAATGACCTTATCGCGCAAGGCATGGTGCAACATCACCAGCCGCAGCTGATCAATCCCGCCAGCTTGGACCTGCGGTTGGGTGACTTGATCATGCTTGAATCAGTGGAATCGCATCAGATGATTCCGCTGTCAATCAAGGACTACACCGCCGACCATCCGTACGAGCTGGTGCCAGGGCAGTTCATCCTTGCGCAGACGATGGAAACGTTCTCAATGCCTGAGGATGTCGCTGGGTTGTTTTTCCTTAAGTCCAGCCGCGCCCGTGAGGGCTACGAAAACCTGCACGCTGGTTATGCCGATCCTGGGTGGCACGGCAGCGCATTGACGCTTGAGCTGAAGAATGCACGCCAGTTGCAGCCGCTGCCGGTGTATCCAGGGTTGAAGATCGGCCAAATGGTATTCTTCCGCATGAGCCAACGCCCGGCGCTGAGCTACGCGCTGACTGGCAGCTACAACAACGACCAGCTTGTGTCAGCCTCTAAGCAGTTCAGCAGCCGCAGCCAGATGCTACGGTTCAACGCTGCATGAGCGCATCGCTTCAGCGATTAACCACTTGATCTGTGATCGCTGGCTGGCCTCTTGCTCAGCCAGCAACAGTGCATACTCCAGCAATGCGTTGTAGTCCTTTGCTGCATGTAGCTCGCGCAACATCTGGGCATTGGCTGCGCCGTGAAATTGTGCTTCCATTGTGTGAACCAACGGATTCATCATGTCTGACAGCATCAAGGACTATCTCAACAGTATCGCCAAGTATCCACTGTTGACACCGCAACAAGAGATACAACTCGGCAGACGCGTGCAACGGCTGCGTGAGTTGCAATCACTGGATCGCTCGCTGACCAACGCCGAACAGCGTGAGAAGCGCAGCGGTGAACGCGCCCGCCAGCGGTTCATTCAGTGCAACTTGCAACTCGTCGTGCATGTCGCTCGCAGGTATGACAAGCGCAACAACAAGACCATGGAGCTGCTCGACCTGATCCAGGAGGGCAACATCGGCCTAGCTCGTGCTGTTGAGCTGTTCGATCCAAGCCGCGGCTACAAGTTCTCGACCTATGCCTATTGGTGGATCCGCCAAGGCATCACGCGTGCATTGATCAGCAGCGATGCCATCATCCGGCTACCAATTGGTGTGCACGAGACGATGTACAAGATCAACCGCACAATCCAGGATCTTAGCCATCAGCTTGGTTACCAACCGAGCATCACCAGAGTGGCACAAGAAATCGACATGGACCCTGGCGAGTTGTCTAATCTGCTCCGGCAAACCTACACCGTTACCAGCATCGACCAGCAGATCAACAACTCAGAAGGCCATAGCATTATTGACACCATTGCAGACCCAAATGCAGTTGATACTGACATCAGTCAAGATGTGCAAATCATGCTGCGTTACGTTGATCAGTACCTCGATGACAGGACCAAGGCGATCATTGAAGCGCGATCATGTTATCCAGCCGTCACATGGGCGCAACTTGAACGAGAGTATGGCATCTCTAAGATAACCCTAAGCGACATCTACAAACGCGGCATTAACCGCATCCGCATGCTGATGAGCAACCCTCTGACGGATACCCCTCTTGGAACCAACAATCAAGCGGCACGGTTACGTCTGGCGCGTATGCATCAACGGCATGTGCCGTGATCATGCGCAAGACTGGCAAGCACTTATTTTCTATCATCAGATGTTGAATCAATCAACCAATCCTGAATTTTTAATGCGCGATCAACAGTCCATGATTCCTGACGACTGAACCACTCGCGCCATTTTTCACTGCCTTTTCTACGGTTGCAATTGCGGCACGCTGGCACAAGGTTGGTTGTAACTGTGGCGCCACCTTTATGGCGTGGTTTGACATGGTCCAGCGTGTCGGCTAATGCGCTGCAGTATGCGCACTGATGACCCCATGCCTCAAAGATCTGCTGCCTGAATTGATGCTTTGCACTGCGCTTAGAAACGAGGTTAGAGCCATCAATCGAGTGATCCACGCAATTCGGGGATTGGTAGCACCTGGAGCGATAACCCCAGGATGTGATCATTGGACGGCGCTAACTCAGTGAGTCGCGCTGCAAAGTCATCTGATACCTCGCCCGGATCATCGTTGTCACTTTCAACGACGATGGTGTACTCGATCTCTAGAACGTACTGCTTCATACGGTTGGCCGGCAGGTGATGTCAACGCCACCGCGTTTGCGTGGCTTCAGCGTAAGCCAGATCCCACCAAGTGACTTAGGCATAACGATGCGCTCAATGGCCCAGCCGCCAGTGCCGCCAAACTCTTGCTTGTAGGTGCCGGTTTGCAGGTGCCAGCGCTGCTCAATCCATGCCTTGCCGTTGTCAGCAATCCTGTAGCACGGATGCGCGACAATGCTGCGCTCATGGTTATGGCCATTGACAATCACATCCGCATCCGGTGCAATGCTTGCATACCGGCCT